TGGGCAATTGGGGTATGTTGATCATGGGCGCATACTTTGGCGGCAGAACAATTGAAAAACTTGCTGATATGAGGAAGAAATGAGCTTAAACACCGAACAGGCTGCATTCCTGCTGGATATGTGCAAGCTGATCCAATACGCCACAGAGCAGGGCTTTGTGGTGACTGGTGGCGAGCTGGCTAGAACACCCGAACAACAGGCTTTGCACTTTAAGGCGGGGCGTTCCAAGACCATGAACTCCATCCACTTAAAGCGTTGCGCCATCGATCTGAATTTTTTCAAGGATGGCAAGATCATTTGGGATAAGTCAACCATTGCACCACTTGGCGCGTTTTGGGAAAGTCTGCACCAAAAGAATCGTTGGGGCGGTAACTTTAAGTCATTGGTAGACTGCCCACACTTTGAGAGAAACGTCTAATGGCGCTCAATCTTGGTCAGCAGATAACGACACCAGCGCAGCCAAACCTTGGCTCGCCTGCGCCTGCCTATGACCAAGGATTTTTCGGTACGTCATTTGGCGGCTTGAATGTTTATTTCAGCAAGCTGACGGCACTCTTTGCAGCGATCCTCGGGCCGCGTGGTAGCAAATACATCAATGCCCCATATGGCGCATTTCAAGATGGCACAGATCAGACGGCGGCCAACACCACCACAGCCTATGCCATCACCTTTGACACCACCGACTTCAGCAATGGCGTGACATTGTCGAATTCGTCAAGACTTAATGTGTCTCAGGCTGGCTTATACAACTTGCAATTCAGTATCCAATTCAAAAACACCACCAATGACGGCCAAGATGTGGATGTGTGGTTTCGCAAGAACGGCACAAACATCGCCAATTCAAATAGCAGATTTCATACCCCACCAAGAAAAGCGGCGGGCGATCCATCTCACTTAATTGCCGCGCTGAACTTCTTTGTCAGTCTAGCAGCCAATGACTATGTAGAGATCATGTGGCGAACAACAGATGTTGGTGTCAGCATTGAGCATTTTGCAGCCAGCGCCTCACCGACTAGGCCAGTCGTGCCTTCAGTCATTGCCACACTTTCTTTTGTGTCCAATTTGTCTACAGAAACAGCATAATTGACCTATGGCACTCATACCTCTAAAAATCCCACCAGGCGTATACCGAAACGGCACTGAGTATCAGTCGGCTGGGAGGTGGTTTGACGCCAACTTGGTACGCTGGTTTGAGAACACTCTTAGACCGATTGGCGGCTGGCGCAAGCGCTCTACTAGTCAGATGACAGGCTCATGCCGAGGATTACTCACTTGGCGGGATAACAGTGGTGACAGATGGATTGCTGCCGGCACGCATTCAAAGCTCTACGCCATGAACGAGGCCGGCACGCTCAAAGACATCACGCCAACAGGTTTCACTGTTGGACAGGCTGATGCACTAACAAAGACTGGCTATGGGTACTCTACCTATGGCAATTTTGCGTATGGTGTAGCGCGTCCCGATACAGGCTCTGTGACGCCGGCAACGACTTGGAGCTTAGACACCTTTGGCGAGTACCTGATTGGCTGCTCTGACTCAGACGGCAAGATTTACGAGTGGCAGTTGGGATTCTCTACCCCGACACTGGCTGCGGCCATCACCAACGCGCCAACAGGATGTCAGGCTGTAATGTCCACCGCCGAGCGATTTATATTTGCCTTGGGCGCATCCAGCAACCCTAGACTGGTGAAGTGGTGCGATCAGGAAAACAATACAAACTGGACTGCATCGGCCACCAGTCAGGCGGGTGACTTTGAGCTGCAGACAGTTGGCGCTTTAAAGGCAGGCAAAAAGGTGCGCGGCATCAATTTGCTGTTTACTGATGTTGATGTTCATACTGCTACCTATGTTGGTTTGCCTTATGTGTACTCATTTGAAAAGGCTGCAAGCGGATGTGGTTTGATTTCATCGCAGGCAGTGGCAGCCATTGATACTGCCGCGATGTGGATGTCAACATCAGGCTTTTGGTTATTTGATGGATATGTCAAGCCTTTGCCATGCGATGTGTCTGATTATGTGTTTCAGAATCTGAACTACAACCAAGCCAGCAAGGTGTACGCAGTACACAATTCAAAATTTGGTGAGATATGGTGGTTCTACCCATCAAGCGCCAGTAATGAGGTGGACTCATATGTCACCTATAACTACCGCGAAAACCATTGGAACATTGGCTCTATGTCGCGTACAGCAGGCACTGACAGGGGTGTGTATTTGAATCCGCTGATGGTGTCATCTGACGGCTACATTTATGAGCATGAAGTGGGCTATGCCTACGACTCAGGCATTTTGTTTGCCGAGTCTGGACCATTGGAGATTGGGCAGGGTGACAACATCATGTCTGTACGCCAAGTGATACCTGATGAGCAGACATTGGGTGAGGTGGTGGTGAGCTTTAAGTCAAGGCTGTATCCAACATCCACAGAGTCAAATCATGGTCCATACCCAGCGGCGCAGCCAACTGATGTGCGTTTCTCTGGGCGTTTGGTCAAAGTCAGGTACACAGGTGATGTGCTTGAAGACTGGCGTGTCGGCGTGTCCAAGCTAGATATCGTTGCGATGGGTAAGCGCTAATCGTGGCGGCGAAATAGAATCAAAGATTAAAAGGAAAAAAAATGGCGAATCCAAGACGATTACCACTCCCAGGCGATCCTGGATATGAAGAAGAAATTGCCAAATTGGGCACAGATTCTTTTGGTAGCAGACAAAACGCAATTAATGTTTATCTTGCTGGGGCAAAAAAATACAATGAGCAAATGGCTGACAGAGAGGCTATTGCGGCGTTTGGTAAAAAAGATTATGTTTCAGCTACTCCAGAGGAAGTTAAAGGGATAAAAGCTGAGTCATTAGATCAATATATACAGCAAGGTAAGTTGCCGCCAGTAGTTGTTCAATATGTCAGAGATGACATTCTGAATAGAGGTATATACAATGGTCAGACTGAAGTAAATTTGCCTGGTGTTAAAGAGCCACTTCATGTGCAAGTCACAAATGGTAGCATTGGAAATATAACTGTTCAAAGAGCAGTTGACGGCAGACCATACAACATTCTCTTTTCTTCTAATTCTGGAAAATTAACAGAACAAGCATTTGCCTCAAATGACCAAGGTGGGTTTTTACAAGATTTAGGACCAATGATATTGTCTGGCCTTGCGGCGGGTTATCTTGCGCCTGCCGCTGGTGCAGCGGGTGGTGCAGCGGGTGGTGCGGCGGGTAGTGGCGCTCTAAGCCCATATGCGGCGCAGGCTGCTGGCGCTTATGGTGGCAGTTCGGCGGCGGCAGGGGCGGCGGCAGCAGGAAATCTTGCTGGCATCCAAACGGCGAGTGCAGCTCAGAATGCTTTAAATCTTGGCATTCCTACTGGCGGCGGTGTAGCGCCTGATCAAGTAGCTCGGATGGGTGCAGATCAAATTTCACCATTGACGCCAGAAGCTACTGGTAGCGCGGATAGGGCGGCTTTGTATGGCGCAGAGGGATATGGGGCTTCTGCAACGCCAGCAGAGTTGGCTGCTGCGACTGGTGGCACGAGTCTATTAGATTCTTTAGGTGGCGTAGGCACTGCCATCCTAGACTTTGCAAAGGCTAACCCTAGCATTGCAGGCTCATTGCTTGGCGCAGTGACTGGTGCAATTGGCGCTGCCAACGCGCCAAAGTCAACAACTACACAAACAAATATTGATCCTGAGTTAAAGAGAGAATACTTAGCCAATATTGAACGTGCCAAGCAGACGGCTGCCGATTTGGGAGTGCGTCAGTTTGCAGAGCCTGGTGCGATGTACACCGGCGCAGAGAAAAAGCTCTACAACCTCGGCATGACACCATTCGGCGCTGCTGACATTGAAAGGTTCTACAACCCCTACCAAGAGCAAGTGGTGCAAGGTGCTTTGGGCGACATTGAGCGTGCGCGACTAATGCAAGAGCAGGCAAATATGGCGCAGGCAACTGCTGCTAAAGCGTTTGGTGGTTCACGCCAAGGCGTAGTCTCAGGCATGACCAACGAGGCGGCATTGCGTCAGGCTGCTACTACCGGTGGCCAATTGCGATCTGCTGGATTTACTCAGGCCGCCAACCTTGGACTGGCAGCGCGTCCCTTGGACATTGCAGGCTTGCAGACTTCATTGGGACTCGGCACTACACGCACCGCGCTTGAGCAGGCAAGACTTGATGCGTTGCGTAATCTTGGCACTGAGCGTTTGGCTATTACAAGTGGCTCTTTGGGTATAGGCATACCCAATATTGGTGGCTCAACCAGCCAGCCCTTGTACTCAAACGTAGCAGGCAGCGCACTGTCAGGCGGTCTGACTGGCTCATACATTGGTTCTTTGCTTGATCCAAATCGCAACAAGCAGACTGTTACTGGATAAGGAAAAGACATGGCTACATACGAAGAAAACCTAGCAGCGATGAGTCAGCCATATGAGTATGCGCCACTGCCTATCAGAGGTGGTGGACAGGGTCGTGCATTCTCAGGCTTACTGGGCGACATCTTTGGCGGTGGCGGTGGAGCTACTGGCCTTGAAGACTATCTGACGCCAGCTCAGACTGAGCAGATGAATCGTCAGGCTCTGCTGCAAGCAGCCATTGCCGCGTCACAGGCCAGCGCACCAAGCACAGTGCCGCGCAGTTTCATGCAGATACTTGGCGCTGGACTCGCTGGTGGTCAGCAGGGTTATGCACAAGCTCAAGAGGGTGCGATTAAGCAATCAATGCTTGCTGAAAGACTTGGTGAGCGTAAAGCATTGAAGCAAATGCAAGGACAAGTGCAGCAGTTCTTAACTCAGCCAGCGCCAGAGGGAATTGACCCAAATCAATTCAAGGCATCTCAGTACATGAAGCTGGCAGATGTCTATGCCGCATCAAATCCAGAGCAGTCACAGAAATTCTTTGATATGGCTCAGAAGTTGATGCCAAGAGAAAAGGTTACTGGTCAACCATTTGAGGTGACTGGTGCAGATGGCACGCCAATCATGGTGCAGCAATTTGAAAGCGGGAAAATCAATACGCTTGAGGGTTATGGTCCAAAGCGTGAAGTCATATTGCAAAACCTTGGCGGCAAGGTTGTTGCCATTGACAAATCTACATTGCGTGGTGGCGAGCAGATGGCCATCACATTGACGCCAGCAGAAGAGCAGCGATTGGCGATGGATGCCGAGCGACTTGGCATGGATAAAGAGCGTTTGAAGATTGAAATGTCAAACCTCAAGATCGCACAGCAACGACTTGGACTCAGCCAAGCTGAATTCCAGCGTGGTCAGTATGACCGCATGGAAAATGAGGATGG